AGATCGCCAATGAGCTGAGCGAAGAAATTGGGTCAACCAAAGTGCCAACGTAGGACATGATATCCTCGCCGGTTGGAAGGTAAAACCCAGCAGCTGTTCCGGCGTCACTAAGAGTGGCGGCCCGGTTGCTCAGCATGACGCTAGCGGAGATTATCCTCATTTTGCTCATGTTGCCGCTTTGGGCGTAAAGCCCAGGAAGACACTCGTGTATCATCTTGTATCCAGTGGAAGTCTGGACGGACAAAGCGAGTGTTGCGTTGGCAACATTAGCGGACACTGTAAAGTTAAATGAGTACCAACCAGAAACTAATGGCGTGACAGTCGCCGTATATGTGCCTGCAAAGGTTGTAGTGTTGTACTCTTGAGGACCAGAGTCGGTCCAATTGAACGTGTCAATGCTGTCGTTTGTGTTGACTCCGGCCGAGGAGGTGAACGTGGCGGAATCGCCAGCGCCAAGCCAAATCCATCTCCTACCAAAGTCGCTCCATGAAAACACGGCGTCGTTCTGGGCGCCGAGTTGTTTCTGCCCGAGACAATATTCAGGGGCAAGCGCGAACGACCTGAACTCAGTGGCGCCTGAGTTCTTCCAGGGCCAATTGAGGGTAAATCCGGGCACTGTGCTAGCTGCTTGGAAATACCAGTTCAACGTTTTGGCTGCGGAATTGTACAAGCCATAGGACAAGCAGTGAAATGGGTCCCTGGTCAACATGACAAAACCGGTTCCTGGCACAGCGGTGTCATTGGACGAATTTGACGTCGTGTTTGAGGTATCCAGGTCGAAGAGATACCTCAACGCTGTGGTCGCAGTTGGGACACTTGAGTAGTCGAGTGCAATGCGTGGCGGGGGCTCCAATGAAGGCATCGCCAACGCTTTCGCTAGCAACATGTGTGCACTCGTCCCGTCCAAGGATCTCCCAATTGAGTCCGTCACACGGCTTATCTCCGCTTCCAGGTTTACATACCCTCCCGAGATCCTGTTCGCAGAGCTCACCGCGCTGTTGACTCCTGCTACGGGCGCGTCGTATACACGCGGCATCGATCCCCCGATCACCGCGTCGTAGTAGCCCCGTTTTGTGTTCGGTAGTTGCATTTCCAATGATTCCTTTCGTTTTGGTGGCAATTAAAATGAATCATCCCGTGCCGGTCGCGGGCACTCAGCTGAGTGTCTGATATTTTCACACTATAGCGTGATCATCAGTTTCCACCACCAATGTCAGTACCGGACTAACAAGGAACAAGGAACAAAGCCGGACGATGGCAATCAAGTCCTGGTCACCGCCCAACAACTGGGCGGGAGGGGCCCCTCACGACCTAAACAGTCCGGCTATTGCCGGGCTGTTCAGGACCGCGGGGCCTGAAACGGGGCACGTCTTGAGTTCCAGCTCAAGGCTGCCCCAATCGACGCATGGGTATCTGCCACGGAGCAACTCCATGTTCTTTCTCCTGTCCGGCCTGTGCGCCGAAAAGGAAAGATACCGCTCTTCGGCCTTGGCGTAGCGCTGGGCCCGCTTGTTGCTGATGCCTCCCGCAACAGCCTTGCTACACCTGCGCAGCCAATCGCCGATGATCGGCACGCAACTGAAGGCGACGGAGTTGCACCGCACAACGCCGAGCCACCAGGCTGGGATGTCGTCAACCGGCACCGTGCTCCACGCCATCTTCTGGAGGGCACGCTTCAATTCCGGTTGCAACACAAATTTCCCGGTCTCGGTGTAGTACAACTGGCACCCGAGGAACGTCGCATTCTCTACCGTGTTCAATTCGAACTTCACGTCCAGACCGCAATCAAGGAACAATTCCCTCACTCGGGATGCGCTTGGGACGTGGTCGGGGTGCACCAAGAGCAGCGTGTCGTCACCAGACGCTGCGAGGTGGTAATGCACGCCGTGCTCCATTCCAAGTTGCCCCAGAACGGAAGCGTGTGCGGCGAGGTTGAGGACCGTGTTCGCCAACGTCGTGTACGGCAGTCCACTCCTCATCGTCCCGTTGCCAGCAATGGACGAACCATCCGCAGCGGTGCTGAGGAACCATACGTCCTCCTCGATGTCAGTTGCCGCCAACTCGTCCGAGGTGGTTTGCCGCACAAAGTCGGCGAAGAACCGAAGGTAGGAGGCATGATGAGTGCTGTCATAAGACGTGCAATCGTTGGTTGCAAAAACCCAA